ATGAAAGGATTTTATGACAGAAAAAAGAAATATAAAAGAACTTGTAGATAAAGAATCAGACAATTTACATAATCTATTGGACTCCAATGATGTTAGTGCGTTTAAAGGCATGGTAGACGAGCTTCGTGACACATGGACCAAGAAACAAATATTTAGGACTGAAACAGAAATGAGATTTTCAGTTTTAAGTGATTTAAAATATCCAACTAACGCTTCAAAATATTGGCAATGTGTTCGAGAGCAAAATGTTTATTTAGAACAGTTAATGACTCTATCTTTTGATTACAGAAGAAATGATGCAAAAATTAAATGGTTAGAAAAAAAATTACAAAAAGAAACAGATGAATATAAAAAAGAATGTTATGAAATAGATCTAGATCAAAAACGATTTGATAAAGCTAGTATGGAACTTACAGCTAGAGATCGAATGAGAGAGATTAAATTATGGTCTAAACTTAAAAAAGAAAATGATGATGGCACGTTTGATAAAGATAATGTTAACACTCATCAATTAGAATCTTACCATAAAATAATGCTTAATAAAAAAGACACTATTACTGCTGGATCTAGTCAGCCAGAAGTTTTTAACGTGCTTGGTCAATTACAGACTATAGAAAGAATTAAAAAAGAAAGGGGACAACTTGAAGGCACCGAAAGAAAAACTATTTCTTCGCAACAGGGACTTGGAGCTAAATCCGATTAATCAAAAACAATCTCCTCTTTATATTAAAACAAGAGACCATATTAAGAAGATTGGTTATATTATTAATCCATTATTAGCAGTTAAAGATGGAGATAAATATAAAGTTGTTTATGGTAACAATAGATATCTGGCAGGATTAGAATTAGGGTTTACAGAATTTCCAATTAAAGTATTGAAAAACGATAAAGTTCCCACTATAGTAGAAGCAACAAAAAGCTATAAAGAAATTAATTTAGATGAAATTTGAGTTTGTATATTTAGGCCAATCAATATTAAAATTTGAAGTGCCTTATGATATTTATAAAACTATTAATGAGATTTATGAATCTAAGTTTGATAAATTAAACCCTGCAAATAAACAACTTGTTGGTAAAATTAAAAATGAACACAGTTTGTTTTTTAGAGGTGAAGACGAATCTATGATGAACCAACACAATCATTTACCATTTGATATTTTAAAATGGTTTGAGGGATGTTTTAATCAATATTTAAGTAGAAATCACATAACAGATTATGGTTTACATTTAAACTCTATCTGGGTTAATCAAATGAGAGAGCACGAATACAACCCAGTGCATGTGCACCAAGGGTCTTTGTATACGGGTCTATCTAGCGTCATGATTTTAAAATTACCACCACACGGATATGGTGTAGAATATTCTGCAGCCGATCAACCCCAAAACGGGAAACTACAGATATTAGGTGCTACTAATGGTCAGTTTGCTAAAATTGATTATCAACCAGAAACTAAGGAAAGAGATTTTTATATATTTCCATATGATATGAGACATTGTGTTTATCCTTTCAATGGGCCAGGTTATAGAAGAACATTAGCTGCAAATTGTGACGTAGAATATAACATAGTTAAAAATAGAGGAGTGTCTTAATGTATCCCAATAAAGTAGTGTTAGAACCAAAATGGAAAAGTTGGATTATAGAAACAACCACACCAGTCCTTACGCCACAACAATGTAAATTAGTTATTGATTGTGGAAGAAGACAACCGCCACAACAAGCACAAGTTGGAATGAATAAACCGGGTGGTGGAGTAGATACTCAAAAAAGATTAACTACAATTTCTTGGATACCTTTTAATGAGATGCCACACCTTTACGATACGTTAGATACGTTTGTACAAAAAGCAAATTTAAATCATTTTGGTTTTGATAATGTAAGAATAACAGAACAAGCACAATTTACAGAGTATCCAGAGGGTGGTTTTTACGATTGGCATATGGATAGTGATGTGACCATGGCACACGAACCACCAGTAAGAAAAATATCAATGACACTTTTATTAAATCACCCTTCAGAATTTGAAGGAGGGGATCTAGAATTAATGACACCGGGTAGATTTAAAAAAATAGAACAAGGGCATGCTATTGCTTTTGCGTCTTTTATAAATCATAGAGTTAATAAAGTTACAAGAGGAGTGAGACAGTCTCTTGTTGTTTGGTTTGGAGGCACACCATTTAGATGATTAAAGAACAATTTTTTCCAACAACCATATATGGTAAAGACGTTAATTTAGATACTGACGAGTTAGCTAGACATATTATTAATTGGTCTAAGGAGGACGAAGGTGTAATAAAAACAAATGTAAATGGTTGGCATTCTAAAACAATAATGCAAACTAAACCTGAATATAAAGAATTAATGAATGAGCTATTTAAGATGCAATTTGAAATATTTAATGAAGAGTGGTTAGACAGGGAACCACGTCTTGGAAACATGTGGGCTAATATTAATTACAAAGATGGTTATAATAAATCACACATACATCCAAACTCTTTATTTAGTGGTGTGTATTATGTAAAGACACCCCCTAATTGTGGACCAATAACTTTTTATGATCCAAGAC